GGCCAGAACAGAGGTGTGCCTTGGTTTCATAGTGTGATGAATGATATGCACCAATTACAGGGATATGAAGAAGCTGCTGTTATACGAGCTAGGGCTGGTGCAAGCATTATGGGATTTATCCAAAACGATCAAGGTGAATTGATTGGTGATGATGTACAAAATGCACAAAGGATACAAAACTTTGAGCCGGGTACATTTAGGTATCTAATGCCTAATGAATCTGTAAATGTTCCTGATATTGACTATCCATCACAGCAGTATGAGATGTTTGTCAAAAACAAGATTAGACGTTTTGCTACAGGTATAGGTTGCAGTTTTGAGACAATATCAAAAGACTTTTCAGAAACTAATTATTCAAGTTCAAGACTTAGCTTGTTAGAAGACAGGCAACATTGGAGCTTTTGTCAAAAGTACATGATTAAAAACTTTCATCTAAGAGTTTTTAAAATGTGGTTAGAACTTGCAGTATTAACAGGAGAGTTAGATTTTCCTGATTATTCTGCAAATGCTATGAGGTATTGCAAGCCAAGATGGACTCCACCAGCACAGCATTATGTTGATCCTCTAAAAGAAATAAAAGCTTATAGAGAAGCAGAACAGGCTGGTTATATGACTAAATCACAAGTTATAGCACAGACAAATGGTGGTGATTATGACGATATTGTTTCTGAAATTGCAAGAGAACAAGATGTCGCACAAGGGTTAGGAGTTACATTAGATAAAGATTTAGATTTAGAGGTAGAAATAGGACAGGAAGCACCTCCTACTCCTCCACCTACTAGAGCTAAAAAAACACGCAAAAAGAAAACTGATTAACTATGGCGAATGTTAATGGAACAGAGATAAATCTTATGCCTACTGATGGCATGAGGAAGGAAGCAGAAAAATATAGAAAATGGAAAAAAGAAGGTGAGGGCGGTGGTACAGATGTTGCAAGAACAAGAGCAACACAAATATTAAGCGGAAATGAGCTATCACCTGATACTGTGATTACAATGAACGCATGGTTTGCTCGGCATGAGTCGGATAAATCAGGCGAGGGATACCGACCAGGGGAACCTGGCTATCCTAGTAACGGAAGGGTAGCTTGGGCTGCCTGGGGAGGTGACCCCGGCCAGACTTGGGCTAGGGCTAAATCTAATTCAATCAAAAAAGCAAGAGAACGCACTATGACTGAAGAAACTAAAACAGAACACAGAGCCGAACCTGATGGGTTAAAGGTTGGTGATTTTGTTAGATGGAACTCTAGCGGTGGTACGGCTAGGGGTAAAATTGATCGTATCGTTAGAGATGGATCAATAGATGTACCTGATAGTTCTTTTACTATTACTGGAACAGCAGACGACCCTGCTGCATTAATTACGTTGTATAGAAATGGGGAGGCTACCGATAGAAAGGTCGGCCACAAATTTTCGACACTTACAAAAATTGCAGCGATTAGAAGTGTTGATGCTGGAGATAGATTTGAACGTAAAGAGGTTACGGACTTTAAAAATGTGAAATCACGCACATTTGAGTTTCCTTTTAGTTCTGAATATCCAGTAAAAAGATATTTTGGTAACGAAGTATTAAGCCATGAAGATGGTGCTGCTGATCTTAGCAGACTAAATGATGGCGGTGCGGTTCTCTTTAATCACAATATGGATAAGCCTATAGGCGTGGTTGAGAGTGCATATATTGGAGAAGATAAAAGAGGTTATGCAAAAATACGTTTCTCAAGAAGTAAGTTTGCATCTGAGATCTTAGAGGATGTAAAAGATGGAATATTAAGAGGTATCAGCTTTGGATATTCTATAAATGATATGGATGAAACAGCAGATGGTATGCTTGCGAGGTCATGGTCTGTCCATGAATTGTCTGTCGTAACAGTCCCGGCAGATCCAACAATAGGCTTCGGCAGAAGCTTGATCTCACCCTCACAAGGCAATAGTATTACTATGGAAGATAAATCACCTCAACAGGAGATTATTTCTGCGGAAGAATCCGCATCACCCTCGGTTCGCACTATGGAAGAATCAACTAAAGAAACTGCGGTTGAAGCGGAGAAATCCGTTGAGATCGACATCAAAGCCGAAGTTCAACGTGCTTTAGATGAAAATAATGCTCGTACAGCAGCAATCACTTCATTATGTCGTGAGTTTGGAAAGTATGGAGCAGAAGAGCTTACTGACTCACTTATTAAATCTAATAAGTCACCAGCAGAAGCTAAAGCAGCTATCCTCGATCTTGTTAAAAACAAGGCAGAGGCAGTTAATACACCAATACGTTCTACTGACATGAGTACTAATGAAGTTGGCTTAGACCAAAAAGAAATTAAGCGTTTCTCTTTCTTAAGAGCATTAAACGCACTAGCAAACCCAACAGATCGTGCTGCACAAGAAGCAGCAGCTTTCGAGAGAGAGGTATCTGACGCAGCTTCTAAAAAATACGAGAAGCCTGCAAATGGAATTTTAGTTCCTAACGAAGTTCTAACAAGAGACTTGAACGTAGGTACTGCAACTGCTGGTGGTAACTTAGTTCCAACAGAATTATTAGCAGGTTCATTCATTGACATTCTTAGAAAGAGAATGGCTGTGATGGCAACAAACCCAACAATGCTTACAGGATTGTCTGGTAACGTGTCTATCCCAAGAATGACATCTACATCAACTGCTTACTTTGTAGGTGAGTCTGGCGCACCAACAGAAAGTCAGCAAGCTTTCGATCAAGTGAACATGACACCAAAGACAATCGGTGCATTTGTTGACTACTCTAGAAGATTGCTACTTCAGTCATCTATAGACGTTGAGACAATGATTAGAGATGACATTGCGAAAGTTATTGCTACTAAGTTAGACAACGCAGCTATCTATGGATCTGGTAGTTCTAATGAGCCATTAGGTATCAAAGATACAACTGGTGTAGGTACACAAACAATTACTACATTCGGTACATTTGCTGAGTACATCGGAATGGAAACAGACGTTGCAGCAGCAAACGCTGATGTAGCTAATATGTTCTATCTAATTAACGCTTCTGCAAGAGGTGCATTGAAGTCAACAGAAAAAGCTTCAAACACAGCGCAGTTCGTGTTTGAGAACAATGAAATTAACGGCTATCCAGCTATTGTTTCTAACCAGCTTGCAAACAACGATGTACTCTTCGGAGATTTCTCACAGTTTGTGATCGGTATGTGGTCTGGCTTAGATCTAACAGTAGATCCATATGCAAACGCAACAAGCGGTAGCGTAAGAATAATAGCGTTACAGGATGTTGATTTTGCTGTTAAACAGCCAGGTGCGTTCTGTTTCGGTACATAATCACATGAAGGTCAAATTACTTAGACCGACAATGATAGCTGGAGTCCCAACGGACTCTGGCTCTATCGTTGATGTTGAAAAACATACTGGTGAATATCTTGTTGCTATAGACAAAGCTGAACTTGTAGTTGAGGTTTGTGAAGCACCTGTAGCCAGTACAGAAACAGTTGTCGAGTTAGAGCCTACCAATAGTGACGAGGTTGATTTTTCTGAAATGACAAAATCACAAATCGAAACTTATGGTCGCAAGCTTGGAATAGAACTCGATAGAAGACAAAACAAAACTGATCTAATTGCACAATTAGAAGAGTTTATTTCTACACAGGAGGAATCTTAAAATGTCTGTTATTCAACAGAACTTAGAAAAACTAACTGTTGTTGCTGGTGTTGCTACTGCTGCTGTAACAAGCACAGCTACATCAAGTGCAATAGATCTTCTCGAATATGATGGAGATGTAATGTTAATTTTGGATAGTGCTGCTGGTGGCGGTTCTTCTCCAACATTAGATATTAAAATTACTGAATCTGATTCTTCAAGTGGTACATACACAGATTTATCTGGTGCTACTTTCACACAGGTAACAGGATCTGCATCAATGCAAACACTTGCAATCAATAAAGATGAGTGTAAGCGTTTCATCAAGATCGTTCAAACAATCGGTGGATCATCACCAACCTTTACTTTCAGCATCAACTTGATTGGTGTTAAAAAGTACGGCTAAATAAGTAGCCCTCAGTTGAGGGCTTTTTCCTATGGCATTTACTGAAGATCTCGATACATATTTTGCTGATTTTACAGATACTGTTGTTTATAGTGGCACTACTTATAAAGGAATATTAGATCAACCAGACGAAATTGTCGCTGATGATCGTGTTCTAACAACTGACTATCAGTTAACAGCTAAAACTTCTGATTTAGGTGCAGTCTTATATGACTCTACGTTATCAGTAGATTCAGTTAGTTATAAAGTAAGGAGTGTAAGAAAAATAGATGATGGTAGTTTATGTATAGTATCTTTGATGAAGGTGTGAAATGGCTAGTAAACGAGAACAAATTTTAGCTGCGATTAAAACTAATCTTGCTAATACAACAGGAGTAGGAAATCGTATCTACAGAAGTAGAGCAGAGCCTATGGCTAGAGCAGAGTCCCCTAGTTTGGTTTTAGAATTTGTTACTGATGAGCCTACTGTTAATAGTGCAACCTATCTAAAGATAGATTGGACATTAAGAGTAAGAATAGTAGTTGTTGTTAGATCACAAACACCTGATACAACAGCAGATGCAACAGTCGAAAGTTTACATACGAAAGTTGTAAATGACCCAACATTAGGAGGACTTGCGATTGATGTCAGACCTGCAACAGTAACCTTTGATGTCATAGAAGCAGATCAGCCAGCAGGCATAGTATCCTGTGAGTATGAAATTGACTACAGGAGCAGTTATAACGATTTATCAACATGAATTATAATGAAACTGCAAGCCTAACAACCCTGATTGAGTAATATGGAAAATGAAATTCCAAACGAGGGCGGTACTTACATACTGAACCCTAAAACTGGCAAACGTAAGCTAGTTCAACAAACTAAACAAGCTGAACCCCCTACTGAGGTAACTACAGATGGCACAACTGACAAGGAAGAGAGTAATTCTAATTGAAGCTGAGAGCAGCTACGGAACAGATCCAACTCCAGCAGCAACAGATGTTGTTCTTGTAAGAGATCTGTCAATCACACCACAATCAAGTGATGTTGTAAGCAGAGATGTTGTAAGACCATTTTTAGGTGCTTTTCAGCAGCTTCTTGCAAATACAAAAGTTGAGGTTACTTTTAGTGTGGAACTTGCTGGGTCTGGAAGTGCTGGAGTTGCGCCTAGATATGGAAGTGCGCTTAAAGCCTGTGGGTTTTCGGAGACTGTTGCAAGTAACACCAGCGTTACTTATGAACCTATCTCAACCAGTTTTTCATCTGTTACTATTCACTACAACACAGATGGCGTAAGACATATCGTTACTGGATGTCGAGGAAGTTTTACGCTTAACGCTTCTGTTGGCGAAATTCCTTCGATTGATTTCACTTTTACCGGGATCTACAATGCTCCTACCGATACAGCATTGCCTGCTACTACATATGGAAATCAAGCAACACCATTAATATTTAAAAATGGTAATACAACTGGCTTCCAACTTTTATCTCATAGTGCAGCTTTACAAAGTATATCTATGGATATAGGCAATGAAATAGTTTATCGTGAGCTTGTTGGTGGTACAAAAGAAACACTAATAACAAATAGAAATATCTCAGGTACAGTACAAATAGAAGCAATGGCACTTGGTACAAAAGATTATTTTGCTGCTGCTGTTGCTGAAACTACTGGTAATCTTACTTTCTTGCATGGAACTGCTGCTGGAAACAAAGTTCAAGTAACATCCACCAAAGCTGATATTGGCGATGTTGCGTATTCAGATATGGATGGAATACAAATGCTAGATATTCCATACACATTAGTACCATCAACGGCTAATGACGAAATTTCAATCGTTTACACATAGATACTGACTAAGTATTGACTACTGAGGTAGAGTAGAGAAGTATATATTTTAATTTATGGCATTTGTAAGAAAAAAAACTAAGGTTTATCCTTGGCCTGTAACTATTAGTAAGCCTAGTGAGGAAAAAACAGGTGAGTTTGATGAGACTACGTTTACTGGTAAATTTAAACGTCTATCAAGAAAAGAACTAAACGAATTTGAAGGTGCAGATGAGTTTGAGGCACTAAAAAAAGTATTAGTTGGATGGTCTGATGTGAGTGAAGAAGATGGTACGCCTATAGAGTTTTCAGAAAAAGTTTTAAAAGAATTTTCAGAAGATCTTGATTTTGTAGCTGGTGTATTAGATGCTTTTAAAAAATTCTATGCTAATGCACAAGTGGGAAACTAATTGATGCTGCTAAATACTGGGCTTCGAGTGGCAAACAAGTTATAGATGAAACTCAACAAGACGCTGCTGCGCTTGGTGTAAAAATCGAGAAGCAACCAGAAGAGAATAAAGACTTTGAAGTTTTTGAAGATAATTGGGATATTGTAAATATGTTCTTACGTTGTCAGACACAATGGAACACAAACTTTGGAGGTGTAGTAGGATTGAAATATGAAGTGTTATTACTTGATGGAGGACTATTTGACCTCTATGATGTGGATAACCGCAAAGAAATGCTGGAAGGTTTACAACTAATGGAACAAGTTGTTTTGACAGAATTTAATAAGGAGAATAAATAGTGGCTAAATCTGTCAATATAGAAGAAATACGAGTAAAGGTTGAAGGTGTAGCAAAATTAGGGAAGCTGTCCTCATCATTTGGCAAGCTAAATAAAAATATTGCATTAACACCAGTAGAACTTACTAAAGCTATTAAATCAATAACTGCTTATGACAAAAGAGGTCAGCGTAGTGTAAATACATTTAATCAACAAATAGCTGCTTTAAAGCAATTAAAAAATAATGTAGGTATTGGAAGTGATGCCTACAAAAGACTTGGTAAAGAAATAGATAAGTTATCGGCTAAATATGATGTTTTGATGGGTAAGCAAAAAAAATCTGGTGGATTTTTTCGACAGTTAGGGGCTGGAGCAAAGGCAGGGGGTAAAACAGCTCTAGGTGCTTCTATAGGTAGATTTTTGCCTCCTGGCGCACAAACTGGAATGGCAGCAGGTTATTTAAAAACTGGCACAATAGCTGGTGGTGTAGCTGGTGCTGGTATTGGTCTTGGAGTAGATGCAACAGTTGCTCTTGCTGGATATACAAAAGAAGCTGCTGAGTTTTCAGCACAAATACAAAAGCTTGAAATTGCACTTAAAGCAATAGTTGGAGATAGTGCTTCATTCCAACAAAGTTTGGAGTTTATTAGTAAAACTTCTTTAGCTCTTAATATACCTCTCGATACTACTACTAAACAGTTTACTCAACTAGCAGCTTCTGTTCTTGGTGCTGGAGGAAGTCTTGAAGACGCAGAAAAAGTATTTATGGGTGTAGCAAGTTCTATTAAAGCAACTGGTGGTAATGCTGAAGACGTACAATCTGCAATAAGAGCTATGACGCAGATCTTTGGTAAGGGTAAAGTATCAGCCGAAGAGCTGCAGGGGCAGTTGGGCGAGAGACTCGCCGGTGCGGTTGTTAAATTTGCTGAGGCAAATGGTAGTAGCTTGCAAGATTTACAGAAAGACTTAAGAGATGGAACTGTTGGTTTAGATCAAGTTATAAAATTTGCTGAAAAATTAAATTTAGATTTCAAAGATATTGCGCTTGAGATTGCTAATTCAACTGCTGATGCAGGCCAAAGATTAAAAGTTACACAGTCTTTATTAAAAAGAGAAATTGGAGATGCTGTTCAACCTATTGGTGCTGCTTTTCAAAAAGCTTTTGCGGACATGACCAAAGGAATATTAGAGTCTAAAGGAGCAATGACGTTTATAACAGGTACATTTAAAGTATTAGGTACTCTTATATTTGCAACTGTTGAGGGCGTTAGGTTCTTGATAAGATCATTAGTTGATATGGCTAAAATTCTATATCACATAGCTAATTTTCAATTCAAAGAAGCTTTTAAAGTAATACAAGAAGGATTTAAAGATACTTTGAATCAAGCAAAAGAAAATTTCAGTACTATGAAGGGTTTTTATGTACCTCCTGATGCTGGAGAGGGTACACCTGGCGATGGTTCAACAAATGAATCTAATTTACCAAAATTAACTGGAGATGGTGACAATTCACCTTTAAAACAATTTGCTAAATCTGCTTTTGATATTGCTAAACAAACAGAACAAGCTTTTGTAAACGCATTTAAAGGTATAGAAGATGCGTTAGTTAGTTTTGTCCAAACAGGTAAGTTGAATTTTAAACAGCTTGCAAATTCTATAATTGCTGATTTAACAAGAATGTTTGTTAGATATGCAATAGTTAAACCATTATTTACAAGCATATTTCCAAATATAGATATAACTAATGCAAAAGGTAATGTATTTGATAAAGGTAATGTAGTTCCAAGTGCAATGGGTAATGTGTTTGCTAAAAACAAAATTGTTCCATATGCTTATGGTGGAATAGTAAAAAAACCAACTTTATTCCCAATGGCAAATGGCGGTATTGGTTTAATGGGTGAAGCTGGTGCAGAAGCTATAATGCCTTTAAAACGTGGAAGAGATGGAAAACTTGGGGTAGCATCACAAGGAGGCGGAGTTGGTAATATAAGTGTTAATGTTAATGCGTCAGGATCGAGTGTTGAAGGTGACTCAAATCAAGCTGCACAGCTTGGCAAAATGCTAGGCATGGCAGTACAAGCAGAACTTATTAAACAAAAACGACCTGGAGGCTTACTTTCATAATGGCTCAAACTTTTCCATCAATACAACCTGTTTACGGAGTTAATAAGTCTGTTGAACCTTTTGTGACTAGAGCTAGATTTCAAGATGGTTATGAACAAATAGTAAAGTTTGGATTAAACATAAATCCTAAAGTTTATGATCTTACTTTTGAAAATATTACAGAAGCAGAAAGCGATACTATAGAAACTTTCTTGGATGCTCGTATTTCGGATGGTGATTATTTTAACTGGCAAGCACCTGATGAGCCAACAACAAGTAAATATCGTGCTTTGAATAGAAAAAAACAAATAAATTATCCTGGTTTAGCAACGATAACAGTTACATTTACAGAAGTATTTGAACCCTAATGGCTGTACCTGTATCTGAGTTACAAACGCCAAATATAGACAATATTGTTGAGCTTTTTCAACTTGAGTTAAATACAACTATTCATGGTGTTTCTCAGACTTATTATTTTCATAATGGTGTTGGAGTTAATAATGACGCAAATCTAATATTTGCTAATAATGAATATACAAGGATGCCTATTGAAGCAGAGGGGTTTGAGTTTAATGGTAAACAATTACCAAGACCTACGTTAAAAATATCAAATATCTTTGGAGACATAACTACTATTCTTTTAACTTTACCTCAAGGCTTAGAAGGGGCAAAGGTGACAAGAATAAGAACATTAAGACGTTTTATTGATGATGATAACTTTGAGGGTGGTGATATTTTATTAGAAGATGGTTCTTTTCTTTTACAAGAAGATGATAGTGTTGTTGACTTAGAATCAGGTCAAAACGCATTTGGTACTGCTGATCCTACAGCCAAGTTTCCTGATGAAGTATTTTTTATAGATCGTAAGACAGGAGAAAATAGAGCAGAAGTTGCATTTGAACTTGCTGCAAGTTTCGACCTGAATGGAGTTAGGTTGCCTAAACGACAAGTTTTACCAGATGATTTTCCAGGTGTAGGTGGGTTCTTCTAATGTGGCAAAATGAGGCATTACAACACGCAATAGAAAGCAAGCCGAAAGAATCTTGTGGCCTATTAATAATCAAAAAAGGAAAAGAAGTATATTTTCCATGTCAAAATTTAGCTACTAATCCAGACAATCAATTTATATTGTCTCCAGAAGATTGGATTGAGGCAGAAGATCAAGGCGAAATAACTGCTGTTGTGCATAGTCATCCTTTAACAAGTGCAAGACCAAGTGAAGCAGATAGGGTTGCCTGTGAAAAATCGAATTTAAAATGGTGGATCGTACAACCAGACTCAAACGATTGGCAATATTGTGAGCCATGTGGCTATAAAGCACCATTAATAGGTAGAAAGTGGGTTTGGGGTGTTAATGATTGTTGGAGTTTATGTAGAGATTGGTATGCAGAAGAATTTGGAATAGAATTAAAAGATTGGGTAAGACCTAATGATCCCGATGAATTTATAAAAAATCCAATGTTTGATGATTGTTTTGAAGAAACAGGATTCAGAGAATTATTACCAACAGAAGACTTAAGATATGGAGATTTATTATTAATGTCAATAAGTAGTAGCGGATTGAATCATATTGGTGTTTACTTAGGACAGCAAACAGTTTTGCATCATTTACAAAATA